AAAGTAACCACCATACTCACCTCCCCCACTTAAACCATCTGGGTCGAATTTAAATTTGACTTCTACTTGGTGGTTATTTGTTTCACTAATTTTTTCTTCTCTAACAATGTTATAAGCAGTGTATGGGATTACATTATAAACACCAAATTTTTCGGCTATTTCAAGTTTTAAGAAAAAATCACCATACTTACACATTTGGCGAATCCACATCCAAAGATTAAACTCAATATTTAAAACATCATAAAATAAATTATAAAGAATTTTTTGAAGGTTTTCATCAGATGATTTAATCTGAAGGACTTCGCCCATATCGTTTTTAAGAGTAGATTCGTCACATATTATATCTAAAGCAGAAGCGATAATAGCATCTGTATCCATCGCTTCATAATCAGAATATAATTGGGTTCTTAATGTTTGATAATTAAGAGCAGGGTTATAAACAGGCATTTGGTTAGTAGTGTACAACCTGTTGTACCTATCAATCATTGAATTAGTTTCAACTTGTCCTGTTTGTTGATAATTACTAAAGTCTAGTACCTTTAGTTTATTTCCTCCTACATTACGGATTAGTACGTCTGTAGAGAATAGTCTTCTTAATCTTGTAAATACGCTTGTATCAGCCATGGTATATTAATATATGAATAAATATTATAAAAGCCAACTAAAGTCTTCAGTTCCACCTTTTCCATTGTCCATGTGATAAGGGTTATCTTGACCTGTAGAAAAATAAGCCCCTTGATAGGTGGTTATGGATTTGTGGAAAGATCCTAGTGCTGCTTTTGTAACATCTAATCCGTGTTGTCTAAATTTTAGTGCTGTGTCTCTTACATAAAGGCCTATGCCAAAACTCATTACTAAGTCATCGTTATAACCTTGTTGAGCTTCTGCTCTTCCATACTTCCAAACAAATGTTTTCATTTCTTCAACTAAACGTTTTGATTGAATAGTAACTCCTTTATCACCTACATATTCTTGGAATTTACCTATTACCATAGGGCGAGTTCTAGTAGACATAGTAAACCCAGCAGTCATATTAGCATTATTTTCATAGTTTTGCAAATATGAATCTACGTTAATCTGATCAGATTTAGGAGAGTAGTATAAGTTTTGGTAACCTCTTTCAATTATAGTTTGGATTGTACTCCAACCAATATTAGCATTTTCAACTACAAGTAAAGCATTATTATACTCAGTTGCTATCGCTGTAAGTATATTACCAAAATCTTTAGTAGATACTTGGCCCTTATATTCACCTACTTGAACAGCATTTTCTATATCAAAAATATGAAATGCAGAATAATCTTTACCATCACCCCTAGCTACGTCAGCCGATATCATGTAAGATCTAGTATAATCAGCTGGTTCCCAAATCCATAAGTTTTGGTCTACTCCTCGTCGTTCTAAGGGTTCTCTAATAGTAGTTTTTTCTATAAATTCCATGTATTCAGGATAGAACACAACATCACCAGAAGTACTAAAATCACAATCACACTCCTGTGCTGCCATTCTAGGGTCCCCTAGTAATTCATCTTGTCTGTCCCTCCAGTTTTGGTCTCGTTCAGGATGAACAAACCAAGGAAGTTTAATAGGTAAAAATTCGTTTTCTTTAGCTTCAGCTTTAACCCATGTTTGATGAAACCAATTACCAGTGCCATAGGGAGTAGATAATGCTATGCACCCCCCACCAGTAGCAAGTGTTTGTTGAGCTGAGGCCCAAATTTCACCAATATTTTCAATAAATGCTGCCTCATCAATTATTAGAAGTGATACTGCTTCTGATCTACCTGCATCACTTGATGCTGAAGTGGCTTTAATTTGAGATCCGTTTTGAAGGCGAAGGGCTAGTTTGTTATTTTCTTCATAATCTACTTTAAGCCAAGAAGGTAAATTTTCATACATAAATTTAACCTTTGTAACCATATTTTTAGCTGTTTCTTGCTTAGTAGCAATACAAAGAATGTTTTTATCTTTATGAAAGATCATTAACCATAAAGAATACCCGGCAGATAAAGTAGAAATACCTAACTGACGGGATTTTAGGATTATTGAATAAGGATTATCTTGTAACAGACCCATTACTTTTTCCTGAAATGGGTATAAGTGGAAATTGATTCTGCCCCTTTGTGGGTGTTGAATCATACAATATTTTTTCATAAAGTGCACCGGATCTTTAGCACACTTAATATACTCTTGTCTTATTATTTGTTTTAAATCACTCATAAAATTGTTGACGTAACTTTAACCAAAATTAAAGTACCTATAAACCCTCCAGCTAACCCAATTGATGGTTTATTATACCATTTATCAATTTGATTTAAACGTTCATCATATAAGACAATACGTTCGTTTAATAATTCAATTTCTTTGTTTTTATACGCTATAATTAAGCTGTCTTGTTGGGCTAATTTAGAGTATAAAATAATTTCCGCTTCAAGATCCGAAATTAAAACAGTTTTAATAGAATCTTGAGTACGTAAAGTATCTAAAGCCAAGAAAAACTCTTCGAGTTCTGTTTGAGGAATTCGAAGAGTATCTTGTGAATAACAAATACTAGATACTCCTAATAATAGAGCTAATAGTAGTTGTTTCATGCTTTTTTCTTTGGTCTACCTCTTTTTCTATACTTTTTTTCAAAATTTTCAGTGGTTTTTTTAGCACTAGTAGTGTTTTTAACCTGCTTTTTAGTAGTAGAAGTTTTCTTTTTAGCTTTAGAAATTTCTTTTTTAGTTTCTTCTTTAGCTGCTTCTACTTTTTTAGCTACTTCTTTGACTTTTTTAATTTGTTTTTCGTTTTCTTTAACTTGATTATCAAATTTTTCGTCTTTTTTCTTAGAAGCAGTACTTACAGCAAATATACCTCCAATAAAGGCAATTGCTCCTAAAATATATTTCCATAGTTTCATATCAATAAATATTAAAAATTAATAACTTTCATCATTTGGTTAATACGTTCTTCAGTTGAACCTTTCAGTTCAAAATAAACTGGGCGGTATTTAAATAGCAATTTTTGAATTTCTTCATCAATTTCTTTTCTATACTCAGCATCTGTTTCGCGAACTCCATTATCTTCTATTTCCATCCCATCTGGGGAGATGTAGAAAATATAATCGTATTGTCTAATAAATCGCGAAGCGTATTCTGCAAATGCATCACCATCCATATAACTCACTTTTCGTGCACAGTTTGTAAATGCCATAACATCTAAAATTGTACGATCAGTAATTAAACGATCCTGCATTAATTCAGTTACACGTTCAGCTAAAAATACTGTTTGACCTTCAATAGTAGTTTCATGATTTAATGGAATACCCAATGAATTAAGGTATTTACTACGTTCAGTAGTAAATGTATAACCCTTAAATTGCTCTACTTGTTCTGAAAGAGCTTTAACTAGTGTTGTTTTACCAACACTCATTGTTCCGCAAAGTCCTATTTTCATTATCCTCCTTGTCTAGCTGATTCTCGCATTGCAGGGTTCTTGTACCAAGGCAATCCTGTTCTGTCCCGTCTTTTTTCTTTCCATTCTTCTTCAGTATGAAATATACCATAAAGATAATACTCTCTTAGTCGCTTGGCACCCTGAGGTATAAGAGCAGGTTCATCCCAACTATGAAGTTTACCATCCCAAATTCTCATAATTGTACCGTCTTCGGTTTTAATTACCCTTGGCACCGGCCATTCATTGTCTTTTTCCATAACTTTTATTTAGACTGTTAAACCACCAATATAATTTGCATCAGCAAGGTGGAAATATTTTGGATTCATATCATTTTTAGTCAGGATAGCATCTGCAACATAAGTTCCTTGTGCTCCTGATACTGTAATTCCTCGTGCACTTAAAGCATCTCCTACAAAGTGGACATTTGGTACATTTTTAAGTGATAAGTCACCATAGTGTACAAGTGGTTCAGGTGAAAGATATTTAACTTCAGGAATATACATACCCCAATCATCTTTAAGAGATGGGAATACTTTTTTCATATCCTCAATAAAATCTTCAATATAAGTAAAATACCCTTTAAATGCATCTCTTACTTCTTGAAGACCCTCTTCATTGATATAATGAGCTTTTACCCAATTACCCTCTGAGGTAAGGGTTTTATTTTTTCTTGATGGGCTATAGTAAAGACCTGCTTTATATTTTGCTTGATGACGTCCTATGGCTTTTTTATTGCCTCCCCCTTCACCACTAACAATATCATTTTTATTGACTTTAGAAACTAATTCACGAGACCAATCAAATGGTTTGTCAATTCCTCTAACTTCCATCAAAATACCAAAGTTAGTCATATCGTTGCGATATGATTCATCTTTCTTGGCATGACCATTGTAACTATAATCACCATATGTTTCTTCAAGTGCTACATATGCCGCATTATTGTTAGTGCAGAATGAACGAAGTGATACACCTTTATCTTCAAACTTACGATATAATTTAAAATCATAACTTACATCAATAAGTTTTTGGAAGTGTTTTTGTGGAGCTTCAAATCGCACACCAATTTGAACTGGTTTGGGTTCAGTTGGTTGGTCATTTTCTTCAATAAGATACTTACCAAAATCAATGCCAGACTTACCAACAGCAAAAATCAAACGATCATAGGGTAATGATAAAATACCTCCGTCATATTTTGAAATAGCTTTATTATTAGCAAAATCAACTTCAGTTACTTTTTTATTCCAGTAGAATTTAATTCCTTTAGAAACCAAGTAATCATACCAATTTTTACCAATTTCGTGCAGATAATCAGTACCTACATGCCAAACTGGGAATAAGCGGAGTCCAAAATATGGTTTAATAAAATCGGGTTCAGCAACAGGGTTTGAACATTGTACCTCTTCTGGTTTAGGGTGAAAACGCTTAAAGTTGGTAATTACTTCATCCATCAATTCCATGGCTTGTTCATCACCACAATACTTAGACATGTGCCCTCCAATTGAGGTGTGATAAGTAAGCTTACCATCACTCCACCCTCCGGCACCCATAAAGCCTGTCATTACTTCTTCAGGTTTACGGTTATAAGGATCATTACCCATGTCAATGATGGTAATTTTAGAACCATCATATCCATTATCTACTAATTTAGTTGCAGCATTAACTCCTGCTACACCTGCTCCGATTATTACGATTTTTTCCATTTGTAAGTTTAAACGTTTAAATATACGAACAAAAAGATGTGACCCCAAATTGAGGCCACATCTCTCACTTTATTTATGTAATCGGCTAGGATATGAATCTAGCCTATAAATTATTTTGCTTTGTCTTCAGCTACAGAAGCTTTTCTGTACTCGGTTACTAGTTTTTTAATTTCGCCGATTGCTTTCCTAGCTCTTCCGTGAGCTGCTTTTGTAGAACCTGCATGTTCAGCTTTAAATGTTTCATATAAAGCATCGATTTGTTCAAATAACTCTTGTGTGTTCATTGTTTATAAATTTTAATTTTTAAATTACCTTTTCCTTTTATTATCCGATGTAAATATCCCTTAGGAATTTCAAATTTATCTCCTGTTACCATTTCAAATGGGATATCTTCATCATATTGAAATTGCCAACCATTACCTGTTAAAACTTCTACTATTCTGTCTTCCTGGTCTTCATGCCAAATTAATGACATTGGGTTAGTATCAGCGGCAAATTCTCTAATTACTGTTTCGTTTGTTATATGATCCTGGTAGGGGTTCATAATGGGCATACATTCCAAGCTGCATCAAACCCTTCTAATGCTTCACCTACACCATCACTAATTCCTGCTTTAGCTTGTTTAGCGTATTTAGCGGCATCTTCAGCTTTTTTCATAGCACTAAATGCACTGAATGCTTTACCAGCAACTAATTTAGCACCACCCCAAACCCCTGCTTTAGTTACCAATGCTATAATAGTAGCTTGAAGGGCTGGGAGGCCACCAGTAGCTATAATAGGAGCAGCAAATAATCCTATTTTGGCAATAAATGCTATAACTAAAATAGCATAAATAGCTGCTACTGTTTTTTTAGCAGCGGGTTTCATGCACTTAATTTGTTCATCAGTTAAATTTTTACCACGCTTTCTATATCTAATCATGGCAAATAATTTAGCTATCCCTTCATAACTAAAAGTTTTAACAAGCCAACTTAAAACGGACTGGAATTTATCAGCAAGTGCAGAAGCTACTTTTTTTACATCAGTACCGGGGTTGATTTGATCGCTTTTAAAAAGGCCATCAACTTTTTTTCCTATGGCCCCTGCAAATTTAGACATTCTGGATCTAATCCAACCTGTGATGTCTTTGCCTACTTTAGTAGCCGTTAAGGCATCTTTAATACCCCCTAAAAGAGTTAAAATATCTTTTAACACACCCTCGTGTAAAGGACGTTGTTGTTTTTTAGCTTCTTCTAGTAATATCAGTTTTACATCATTATAAAATATAACATTTTCTGCTATATCTTCTTTTAATGATTCGTTGGTTTTAGCTTCGGTTAAAGTAATTCCTTGATAGGATTCCTCAATTACCATAGAAGCAATAGCTTTACGATCATTTTTAGTAAGGACACTACCTCTAATTTCTAATTTAGATTCAATGCCTCCTTCTGCTAAATATTTTTTATAATCAAACATTACCAAAAAGTATTCATTTTAGGACCAAGACCGAGAGCCGGAGCGTATCTTGGAAGGTTACAGCTCCAGTATGAAGCTTTAGTTCTATCTTTTTTATTTTTGC